CGCCGTTTTATAACAATACCTACCAGAACGAAACTTGATTCCATAACACGGCCTATTTCTAGAACTGTAGGGACAAAACCATTTAACTCTATAGTCGAAAAGATAGGTAAGCATTTTCGTGATTCCGAAGTCGCTACTATTAGGACTCCAGTCATAGGATCTGAAGCCAAAGATATTAGAGGCTTAGGTATTACTACTTATACTATGCCTAAAATTCAAATATCGATGAAAAAGACACCAAATGGTGTCGGCTTCTACAGTTTTCATTGGGATCGGGCCGCTGTAATGCGACATAATATAGTCCCTAAGGTCACTGACTTTGCTCACTCTTATTTCAAGGGTGAAGTCGATGGGTTCATAACCGAAAGGCTTGAACCTTACCAACCTTTAATTCAAGATGAAAAAGAAATTCACGTGGGTAAAATTTCACTTACTCATGAATCAGGTAAGCTTAAACCTAGGGTTTTTGCTATACTCGATTCCTTTTCTCAAACATTATTAGATCCATTACATGAAGATCTGATGACCATCTTGTCTAAAATTCCAGAAGATTGTACCTATAATCACAACAAAGTTGCAGCTACGGCCAAATCCAAATGGCTAGTAAAACAAGACTTTTACGGTTTTGCAGATCTTTCAGATGCAACAGACTCAATACCTAAACAAGCGTATCTTTCAATGCTTGAAAGTTTGAGACCGGGCCTGGGTTATTCCTGGGTGGCACTATTTGATAGACCATTTAATATTGGGAAGTCAGTTAGTGATCACTGGATTAAACATGCGCCTCGCGTCAAAGCCGTAAGCTATTCAGTTGGACAACCAATGGGTGCATTATCCTCATGGCCAGCTATGGCTCTCGTTCACCATTGCATCGTATGGACTGCATTTGGTTCTCGAGCTAAGTCTAAAGGTGGATATTTAATACTTGGAGATGACATAGTTATCTTCAATGAAAGGGCTTACAAACAATACCAACGAATCCTACGCAGCTTGGGAATATCTTATACCAACAATGTTTCCAATGTTGGCTTCGAATTCGCGAAGCGAATCTTCTATAAAGGAGCAGAAATAACCGGTGCGTATACCTCTGCCTTATGGGCCAGTAGGAACACAGCCGAACTATTTGCACTCGAATGGTCGAATCTTCGTACTCGGGGCTACGATGCTGGTATGACTTTCCCGATTTGGTTCAAGAGAATGCTCAAAATTAGCAGCAAACGCTATCACAAATGCGTGTTGTTAACAAAAGTACCTCTCGGTGATTTTACCACACTGAACTTAATCGAATGGGTTAATCAGCTTCAAGGTAGGAGTAACTGTTTCATTTTCCATAGAGACAGTGGCGATTTACG